CTGTATATGTTACTTTTGCTGAGTGCCTTCTCACGTAGTGCATAGATCTGGTATAGTGCCTCATCGGTTCGCTTTAAATCCTCAATCTGTGCCCTGATACTATTAGGTAGAAATGGGTTATCTCGGTAGGTACTTTTGATTAGTATGCTCTCCTCCTTCGGGAGCTCATATAACCATGAGGAGCTATCTGAGGGGTTGTAGTCAAATATCAATTTAAATTCAGTTCTCATATTGAGCTGAGTGAAATCATCGAAGTACAGCTCATTAGCTTCATTACACCAGGCAATATCTCGCTTCCTTCCCCTGATTTTCTGCTCATCATCCACGCTGAAAAATTCCACGATGGAGCCATTAGAGAAAGTATATATATGCTCACTCTTGTTATGACTATCCAGGCTATAGATACCCATCTCTTTTAATATCTCTATAAAGTCCCTAAGCACTGTAGCCCTCAATGCAGGGAAGGTCTTACGAATAATACTAACTACCTTCCCAGAGTTCTGTAGGCAATAGATAACCATGAGCTGGCAGAGGCTGTAGGTCTTAGAGCTCCTGCTCCCTCCCTCATTGATTATAAACCTATGTGGCCCGCTCAGAGCCTCATAGTTTTTCTCAAATATTACTGTGCTCTTTATCTCCATTAACTGCTATTTGGTAGGCATTCATTAGCATGGCCATCTGCCTGCCATCACTTGCCACGGCCCTCCTATCTATCCTTACCTGTACCCCCTTCATTTTGTAGATATATACCTCCACCATTGAGCACATGATATCAATCTGCATCGGGCCTTACAATGGTTACCTTGATGCTATCTATCTTCTCTCCTTTGGTAGTCGTATCCACTCGCTCGGTTAGGTTGTTAAGTCGCTGGGTAATGGATGCATTGTACTGCCCTGTCATGCCTCCCTCTATTTGGTCCATACGGATTGCCTCCTCTATGCGTGAACAGATTGTCGCATAATCAGAATATCTCCCATCCGTATTAGCAAAATAATCCTGTACAGAGCTCCCCTTCTCAGCAGCAAAAGTCCTGAAACCCACTTGAGTAAGCGGCCTCTCTAATGGCACAGCAGTAGCCTCTCCTGTCTTAGTAGATAGGGAGTAGGAGTATCTAGGATTTTCTTTACACCATCTCTTATATGCCTCGAATAAATCCCACATAGCCTCAGGTGTTTCTATGTATTTATGCTTACCCATTGCCTTGTCCTTTATATATCTTTAAATAATTCTTTGACCCCTTCAATTTTGATGCCTTGCATTTAGAATGTACCCCAGGTCTCTTTACCTTAGGCTTAGCAACGTGTATTTTAACATTAGTTTGCTTTGCCATCCCTAATCTGTTTTAGTTTTCTTGAGGCCCATTCTATACCCTCATCACCTCCCCAGGCTAACCACATGAGCCTACCGCATCCATCACCTAGCTCACGCTGTGAGTTCTGCCGATGCCGTTCAAAGCCTGCCATTCTGGCGATGGTTTCCTCCGATAGGGGCCTACCTGCTGCGAGATCATTGGCTCGTTTTTTACCCACGGGGGTGCCACATGATCCCCAGCCGTTTTCTTCAGCCCACCTTAGTGCTGTTTTAGCGTTTTCTACTGCGGCCTTTGGATAATCGGTGTAGCTATCCTGGAAAGCCTTACGATATGCTCCCACAGGCCCCTCGTAAATAGAAATACAAACTGCATACCTCTGATCTTCATCAGGGTATTTATCTAAGGTTTCAGGATCACTCATACAGCGAGCGATGTACTGCTCTTCAGTTTCGTTAGCCCTCGGTTTTGGCATCCTCCACTCCTTTGTATTTCTTATTTCTAGGCTCATCTACCTCGAAAAGGTAGCCTAAACCTACAGATGAATAATACTCATGGTCTTGAGCCATTTCTTCTGTTACATAAATTGAGGTATCAAACCCCTTGCTGTTGTAGATAGTAACGTAACTACCTAGGTGTTCACTCTTTATCTTCATATTCTGATGTTATTAGCCAAATGTAATATAATAAAACCCAAACGCCTGCCCCTTTGCTAGCCCATACATAGTTTTCCCAGATAAGAGATAACCCTATCGAGAATGCCGTGAACATTGCCAGGATGCTAAATATTTGCGATGGCT